ATTCCATTGTGATTTGAACAATTGTATTTTATTGTTTCATTCGGAGCAGTTGATGAAATTGTTAAGTTAACAAAAGATCCACTAGATGATGTTGAATAATATTCTGAAGAAAGATTTTCTCCAGATAGTTTTTGAAATATAAGTGGATGTCCAGAATTAGAAGAATCTGATGTATCAAACCTATATGTTTTTCCTTTTGCTAAGGTTATTTCTTTCTGTACTATTCCATTAATTGCATAAACATTATTGGGTGGTGGTGTTCCTGGATTAGATACTACAGTTACTATCAAAGATGGGGAATATCTACCGATTACTCTAGTCTTTGCGTGAATTGCAAAGTTTCCATAAATTGCACCATCAACTCTAATATCACGACTATATCCAGAATCTAAACTTAATTTATAATAAGTAGTTCCGAGTTCAGAAATTACAACTTCAACATCTGCAATTGGTGCATATGCTCTTGAAATATTGTGATATTCATCTTGAAATAATGTTGCATTTAGTAAATTTAATGGATCACCTTCAATTCTTTCTACAACTAAATCGTCAGTGACTCGATAATTTGCATCTGATGGTCGAAATAAATAATCTTTTGGTCGGATAATAACAGCACTTTCACCATACAATGCATTAAATAGAATTTTAAATGATTCATCAGTTCCCTTACTCAAATAAAAATCCTTTGCCTGCTTAATAAAAAGAGATTGGTTTATATTTGAATTTAGAGTTCTATTTTCAAGTCCTGGTAATAACTGATATTTTGTTTTAAGTAAAAATTCTTTTAAAAATAAAGAACTTAAGTTTTTAATTACTGCTCCAGATGTATGTTCTGCAGACTCACTTTCTGAGAAAACTAATTGATCCGGATAATTTTGTTTTGTAAAAGAAGTAATTCCAACAAATCCTCGAACACATCCGGTAAAAGAACTTGAGGTTTTTCCTGTATATGTAATAATTTCATCATCAATTTGCAGAACACCATAAGAATCTGGAAAATCTTCTATTCCAACACCAGTTTGATTTATAATAATAGTTGTATCAAAAAATGAAATATCTTGTCCAAGAACTGTAGAATCTGTTTGATTCGTTAATTCATCAATTTTTACATACCTATCAATATTTTGAATTAAATCTGCAGGAGCCCCCTTAAATTCTTGAGAGATGTAGTATTGTGATAAAAATTCAGAAATTAATGGAAATTCTTCTATTACATAATTTGGAAGTTGATTTTTAACAATGTTGCTAAATTGAATTCTTTTTTCTGTCATTTTACACTCTTACCAAATTTCCGTTGTTATAGCTTGAAGTTACAATATAGTTTGATGCCGATGGATCCAATCCAGATGAAATCTCATCAATTACCATTTCAAATATACTATTATTAATATCTAGTTGTAAATATAAATCCTGCAATCCAATCACGTCATTTGATTGTGGAGTTGTTGAAATTTGAATTATTGATTGACCATCTTTGATTTTTGCAGATGTGATATTAATTGGATTTAATGTGATAATTCCTTTTATATAATCAATTCTTCCAATTCCTCTTTTTATAATCGTTGGATTTACAGAAGAAATATTTGGAACAGTAAACATAAAAATAGAACCAGTACTTCGATTTGTATCTGGAACGTCAGACATATAAACTGGTTCAGAAATTCCAGATACTCTAAATGCCGTAGATTTGATATTATATCCATTCATACTATTAATATGAAATTGATTTCCAAATCCGATTGAATATTCTGCAAAAGAATTTAGAACTACACGCAAATCTCTTCTCATTTGAATTCTTGTAATATTCGATGTTACTGCATCGTGACTATCATCAATAATTTTTAAAAATTTACTATATTTAAATCGAGCACCATATTTGTTAAGTTCTGTAGATTCTGCATATTTAAGAGCATTTGATTGAACTATACTTGATATGTTAGATGCACTCGGTGCTAAATTTGAATTATAATATACATTCGAAATTACTTCCAAGTAAAGATATTTTAGATCCAAAATTTCAGGAACAATTCCCGCAACCGCATATTGTTTCAATTTTAATTTAATATTTTCCTTAATTAAATTTGGTAAAAAATCTCCTGTTCTTGGTTTAATACTAATAAAAACTTTCCCATACTGTGGGGGAATCAATTCCTCTCCACCAAAAACAGAGATAGATTCTGTCTCTGGATAAATTTTTGCAGGAATTAAAGTTTCATAATCATTGGATGTAAGTGCCCGATTTTGAGATGCATAGATTCTCGGTGCAAATTTACGAATAGATTCTACTGGTTCAATAGATTCTCCACCCGAAGATATTAGACCTGTTGTAAGTAAAGAAATACCCGAAGTAATGTTATATGTAATTGAATTTCGAGTATATGAAAGTCTTCCTGAAAATGTAAATTGACCGATTCCATTTCCACTGTCACCATTTGATACAATATAAGAAACCTGAATATAATTTCCGTCTTCAAGTGCTTTTCCAAAAACACCATCACCAAAAATTAATTCATATCTTTCATCTTCAATTTCTTGAATATAATAAACTTCTGATTCTGAATTTACATTAAACAAACTATCTTGAAGATTGTATTTAACTGAGATTGTAGAGGTCTCATTTGGTCTTACAATTGCAGAAATCAAATCCGTATCAATTCCAGAGTTTGGAAGAATATATCTCTGATTTGGATTTCTTGGATTATATGTAAAATTACTGGTTAAAAGAACTCCCTCATAAATTTTAATTTCATCAAATGATGCAATATTATTAAAAACAGGAACTGTAATATCTTCAAGTATTGAAAATACAAATGATTGATTGCCAAAGGACCCAGAAGTGCTTGCAATTGGTCCCTTGTGCAATGTAAGTGATACTGGAGGTGGAGTGATGCTCGAAGTATCTACAAAAAAACTAACTGTTGATGTTGCTGCCTTTCTTGACTTTGGAACATATCCAATATTTCTTGCAAGTGAAACAACATTTTCTCTGAGTGTTGCACTATCAATAAAAACTTCATTTGCAACCATATTTGCATTATATGAAGTAATATAGGTGTTGTATGCCAAAACATCAAGAATTGTCGAGAGATTAGATCCCTCAAAGTCATAATCCGTAAAGTTGGAATTGGCTTTTAAGTAGTTTTTGAGAGTTGTCTTAATCTGGTCAAAATCCAGATTTGTAAAATTGACTAGTGGCATTTACCTAATTACCGAGTAGGTTGCAAAACAAATTCAAGTTGCTGAGGCAACACATCTGCACCAATAATTCGATATTGAATTAAAACATCAAATGATGCATTATCATAATCAGGAGTTGTCTGAACATCAATCAATTCAACTCGTGGTTCATAGTTTGTGATTGAATTTCGTATTTCATCTCGAATGATTGATGCAGAAATTTCATCTACATTTTCAAAAAGAGAGTTTGAAATTCGAGATCCAAAATTTGAATCAAAGAATTTCTCTCCTGGAAGAGTAAATACAATATTACGAACTGAACGAGCAATTGCAGTTTCATTTTTCAGAGCAATTAAGTCTAGATTCAGGGGATTAACCTGAAAAGACATACTGATGTCTTTGAAACCTTGACTGACTCGCTCTAGAGGCATTGAATATTATGAATCTATATTATTTATTCACTAAAATTCGGTTAATGGAATTGGTTCTGTTCCATACTCCCAATCATCATAATCATCATCATTTCGAATTTTTTCATGAAGTTCTTTTTGAACTACAAAATCGTGCTTTTTGGGTGTGAGATCATCATTTGAGATTTCACGAAGCATCTTTTGCTTTTTTATTTTCTCTTCCCAACCATACTCACTAGAGAGATATGATGTTCCCCATTGGTCTCTCATATAATCTGAGTCCTTATCCACCTTTTTGGTCATGAGTTTGCTCCTGATTTGGTAAATCAGAACTTTTTACGGGGTTGCTATCCCGAATTTCTTTGATTTCATACATAAAATCGTCAGATGTTTCAATTTTACGAAGATTTTCAACAGAATATTCAGTCATATCGATTTCATACCCAGGATTTTTGGTAATTCTATTGCGTATCCAAGCATCATCGTACCATAAAATCTTGTTATTTGGATATGCATAGAAGTTTCCATTATCCATTTTAAAGAAATGAGCACATTTATGTTCTGGTGTCTCACTAAAGTTTGTATTTAAAGTAGATTTTGATTCCCAGGACCAATCAAGAGTAAACAAATAAGTTCCTTCATTCTTTTTACCCTTATAGTTGATAAGTTCGGCACGTAAGTTAGCCAATCTTGAACGTACTTGAACATCAATATAAGGAGAAAAGCAATCCCACCACATACATTCCTCTAATTTTGGAACTTGTGCATCTGGTTTCCAACAAAATGCATGAATTGGTCTTCTTGTCCAGTTGACTCCGTTCTCTAGAAATGCCTCAAAGAGGGGTACGTGCTTCTCTAAGGATGCTACGGAGTGTACGTCGCATAAAGTTACCTCTCCATGTCCTTTTTTATGATTATAGAGAAATTCGTTACGAATATAACAAGTGATTGTTGGGAGATTGTGATTTAGGTAAGACATTTACAGATTTTTTTTTATTCTCTTCAAGTTCCCTTCAAGCGAGAAGCGAGGCGCCACCCAGATCATAAGGCAAATAAGAGTCTTAATTAGTTATAAGAATTAAAAAGACACTTGAAGACTCTTCAAATGCCTTGAGAAATATTCTTTACTTACCTTGCCCTCTACGTGGTTTACGAGGTTTATTTCTGCTGGTTGCAGAGTACTTTGTATTTCTTCCATAACCCTGTCGAGTATTTTTGGAATGGGATTCAATACCATCTGAGCCACTCAGTGATTTTTTATTTGCTGCCATTTAAACCTCCTCAAGTTCAATAAGTTCTGGGTCAATATCTTCTCCTGCATAAAATTGTTCGGAGAGGTCTTGAAGAATCTCACCACAGTCCTCTGCAGTGAGATTTTTGTGTATGATACGTCCTTTATAAAGTAAATTATAAAGTTTTTCTTTCATCAGATCACACGAGTTTTTTCATGTCCGACACGAATGCGCGGATCACACCAGATTTCAAATCCTGCTTCTTTTGCATCGAGACAGAATGAGACATCCTCACCACACATGTCTTGTACTGCACCAGATTCAAAGACTTGCATCTTAGGTGCAAACCAAGGGTATTCAAGATTTTCAAAAACTCCTTTCTTAATCAGTACCCAACCAAAACCAGTGTAATCCACTGTGAATGGCTTACGCCTTTTTGAGATACTCTCCACAGTTTCGTGATTCATCACACCACCATTTCTGCGGAAATCATCTTCTTCTAACCAATGTGCAACAGATGTTGTGTGCCCATCTTCTGTGGCATACCAACCACCAACGATTTCTTTTTCATCACCTTCGGCAGGCAGTGCCATATCGCACAATTGCCAGAACTTGGTAGAATCAAAAACAATATCACTATCAATCCAAAGTTGATAATCATATTGAAGTTTTCCATCCCAGGGAATTTGTTTTGGTCCACGTAATACATTTGCACCTAGGCATTTACAACGTGCAAAGTTTACCATTGATGAGTAGTCTTGAGAAATTTGAATACTCATTCCATTTTGTACGAGATCAAAACAGAGTTGTACAAATGCCTTGAGAAAAATAAAAGAACACCCACGACCAGGAAGACAAAATACAATTGACTTTCCACGCATTCTTTCTTTAATTGCATCAATATCCCATTCTTGTTCCTTTGGTTTTGGTGCATTTGCTTTGACTGTAAATCCTTTTGCCATAAGTGAATCAATCCATTTTCATTTTTTATTTTAGTCCTTTACCTTTGAATTGTCAATGAGAAGAATGAAGTGCCAGATCTTTATTGAAGGTAAGTTCTTCATACGACAAGTCTTCTATAGTATAGTCTGTTTTCATCAGACCGACCATAATCTTAAGTGTTGACCAGGTTGTATTAAATTCTTCTTCTTTGATAGAATGAAATAAACATTTATCTCCTGCATATATGTGATATATTTTTTCGATTTGAGTCATAAAATTTTTACCGGAAATTTTTTTATCTTGAATTATCTTGTGACCGCATTATATATAAGCACAATACAAAATCCTAAAAAAACAAAAAAAGGTTTCGGATATCTTATCATCCATCCTGCAAGTACAACTCTGTAAAAATTCCAGTATGGAGTTTTTATTTGTGTGTAAGACTTCTGAGGGAAGATTTTTTTCACTGGGAAATTTTTTTATAAGTGTGAGATAGAGGTCTCGTTTTGTCACCTCTGTAGGTTAGGGACTTATCGATTTTTATATACGCATCGCCGCCACAACGCCATCAACAACCGCCATAAAACACTGTCGTTTCACTGTCTATCACGAAGGTATAATCGTGCCCTCCAGAGTCATCCAGAGGGCACACAGTTACTAACTACAGTGCTGCATAGTATTCAGCAACGTCATCAATATTCTCCTGTTCAATATCGGCAACTAGTGTATCCAGGATACTCAAGATTTCAGTGCCAGTGTTACCTTGTGCCAACAGAGAAAGAATCACAGACTTAGACATAATAACGAAGAAAGAGAGAGTTTGTGTGTGTTTTGTGTATTAAGAGCGCGGGAATTGTTTTTACCTCAACATCAGTTCTCTGCTTCTAGTTGTCAGAGTAGTTGAGAACCGCCTTTGCTTCTTCTCTCAATGAGTGTCTTTATAGAGGCGCATCTCATTCCTCTTGATTGTTAGTTTAGATATTATAAGACTGCCATTTTGCAATTGCATCATCTATGGTTTCAACATCAGCAAAAAACCTAGGTGCGACTGTTAAATCTAACTGACCTGATGACATTAGATATGTAAGAAACCCTTGAATCTGAACACTTTCATCATACCAATCCTCATTAAAGATACGCCCAAATTCGTGTTCACGAAATTCTAAACATGTAACCAAGTCATAAACATAGCGTAAAGCGTTGAACATAAAAGAAGAGTTAGAATGTGTGCTGGGAGGAGTATATTTAATGACCCCTACTCCCGTTGGGTCAAAATGTTACTTAGAAGTCGAACACGTCAGAGTTAAGTTGAATCACGTTTACCTTTGGAGAATTGAACTTAACACCGTCTCCTGTTTTTGCATTTTTAGGAAGACACTTTACAAACTCCTCATAACAACCACAATCCTGTGCTAAGTGATACAAACTCTCATCATTGTTGATCCACAGAGCAACATTCCAGGTCTCATAGTTGTTCCAACCATTATAAGAAATGTCGAGGGCATTGAGTTGGAAAGTTGAGGTGGTCATCTTGGTTTGGGTGGTGCTCATACTATAGGGACACTTTAAAGGCCCCAGAGGTACTATCAGGTTTTATATAAGAGGTATATAAACACTATAAATC